GCCGGTCAGGATCAGCAGGATGACGAGGGTGAGGAGCGCGCCAAGTCCGGCGTCACTCGCGTTGATGCCGAAGATTTCACTCACCGCGCCCTCCTCTGCCCGTAACCCCTCCACCTGTTCAGACGCCCGTCGGCCCTGCCTTCACGGGACTGGACTGTTCGAGGCTCACGGCGGGCACCGGTGCGGTGACGCGTTCGCGCAGCCACAGGGTGATGAGTGCGGCGATTGCGGCCATGACCTTGGACTGGTGGTCGGCGGACCAGTCGAGTCCGAGTCCGACACACAGTGCCATGACGGCCTGCGCGAACTGGACGAGCATCGCGGCGAGTGCGCCGTTCTTCAGGACGATCGCGGTGATGACGCCGACAGCCGCGGCGGAGGCGGCGTTGATGGCGGTCTGGGTGCCATCGGAGATGTCGACGCCGAACGCTGACAGCGCCTGGAGTAGGGCGGCGATGAAGCCGAGCAGGTAGACGGGCTCTCTGCCGAAGATCTTCATGTTGCTCTCGCTTCCTGTTCGGCGAGCCAGCGCCGGACGGTCTGGTTGTGGCGGGCGTCGGCGAGCGCGTTGTGCTCGCTGCCCTCCTGCTTGGGCAGGGCGTCCCACGGGATGCCGAGGCGGCGGGCTTCCTGCTGGATGTCGTTGGTGTACATGGGGATGCCGTCGGGGAGGTCGATCATCGGCCCCCACAGTTGGGCGAGGCAGACGTGGTCGTAGGCGCCGTAGTTCGCCCAGAGTTCGACGTTGTCGCCGGAGTCGCGGATGAAGTCTCGGACCTCGCGGGCGATCCGATCGATGGGTTTCACGGCCGGGTCGCGGTAGTTGAACAGCCACGAATGCGGCATGTGGAGGTTCCAGTCGCCGGACGGCTTCGGCAGGTTGGGGACGACGTTCTCCATCAGCCACTTGTGCTTGCGCACCCGCCGCCGGAACCGCCAGCCCTTCCATCCGCGCCCGGCCAGCAAACCGTTGACGGCGTAGTAGGTACGCCCGTCATCGGCCACGATGCCGATGGAGATCGGCTCGATGGTCCTGCCGTCCTCCAGGAACTCCCAGTCGTAGTCCAGGGCGGTCACTCGGCGAGCCGTTCGGCGAGCTTGACGGCGACCTTCTCCGCGATCTGCTCGGCGAGGGCCGGGTTCGCGGCGACCGCCGAGGCGAGCGTGGCGATCTGCACGTCGGTGAGCTCGACCGCGGGAAGGGCGTCGACCTTCTTCTCGACGCGGCGCACGACAACAGCCGCGTTGCGTGTGACCGTGGCCAGCGACACGAACGGGTTGTCGGGGCTGTCCGTGTCGGACTTGATGACCCCGTCGAGAGTGAGGGTCTTCTTCGCCGCAGCAGTGGCGATCTTGTCGATTTCGGCGTCGGTGAGCGCCACGTCGTCCTCCTGGATGGTGCCGTTCTTGGCGGCGGCGAGGATGGCGGCCATTGGGAAGGCGCCCGGGTCGCCGTGGTCGTTTTCCGGGACGTGCTGGTGGCCGCAGTGCCCGGTGAAGTTGGTCCACTGGCTGCCGGTCATGCGGACGCCGTTGGCGCCGTAGCTGGACGGGTACGCCTTGAAGGTGAGGCCCGATGAGAGCGGCACGCCGTGGTTGGCGTTGGCCCACCGCGCGAAGGCGGCCAGGTCGCGGATCGCCCAGTCGGGCAGCTCGGGCGTGTACAGGTGCTGGATCCCGGCATTCGTCCACTTGGTGTGGGTGGCCGGGTCGCAGGTGCCGACGATCTCGACCTGGCACACATTCAGCGTGTTCGTCTCCACGCCGCCCGACAAGTTCCGCAGAGCTCGGGAGGACACGTCGAAGTCGAAGTGCTGGTACCAGACCAGGCGCTTGGCCGCGAAGTCGGGCCTCGCCGTGAAGTTCGGGGCCATCGATCCGCCGTCATACGAGGGCAGAGACGCTCCCTCTGTGGAGTGCCAGCACAGGACGTTGACCTCCATCGGGCTGCCCGGGTACTTCGACCCGTACCAGTAGGCGGTCGACGCGCCGGGATAGCGCTGCGGTCCGCTCTTCATGCGGCCCCCGTTCTGTGACTCACGTGGTGATGAGGAAGTTGAGGTGGAGGCGCAGGTTCGAACCGCTGTTGATGTCGCCGGTCGCCGAGCGCAGCGTGCAGACCCCATCGGTGCCGGTGACAAACCCGCCACTGGCAACCCCGGAATCCCAGAAGCCGTTGATGGTCTGATGCGTGGGGCGCCAGCCGGCCGGCAGGGTGCAGCAGACGGTGTCGAGGATGTTGCCGTCCGCTTCGCTGATGGTTGCGCCGGTGCGGGAAAGGAACGCGTCGACCATGACGTTGCGGCCTTCCCGGTAGGCCGAGAAGTCGAGCTGGCTGAACCCTGAGGCCACGTTGAGGCCGCTGGTTGTGGAGGTGAGGGACTGTGGCGGGGTCACCCACGCCGCCCCGTCGTACACCTCCAGCCGGTTCACATCCAGCAAGTAGCTGGCCATGCCTTCGACCGGCGCATATGCGCCCGTCAGGGTGGCGCCGCGGGCCGACGCCGATGCGAAACGCATCACGGAGCGGGGAATGATCCCGTCGGCGAGTGCCTGTGCAGCACCGGGTATCGACGGGGCGTCCGTCATCTGCCACACACTGACGCCCTGGCCGTACCCGTCGGGGGCGGCCATCAGTCGCTCGCCTCCTGCGGCCAGTCAAGCTGGGCCGGGACAGCGGCGCTGAACTGCTGAAGGTCCATGCCGTGCTGCTGGTATACGGTGCGCAGCGCCGCCGCCAGGTCTTCGACGGGCGACACTTCGCCGGACTCCAGGTAGCTGGAGAAGGTGGCGGTGCCGACGTACTCGCCCATGTCGTTGACGATCTGCGTGCGGAAGGTGGTCTCCGGAGGGAAGGCTGCGCCGTCCACAAGGTCTCCTAAAGGTCGTAGTAGCAGCCGTCCAGGCACAGCCAGGTGGTGATGCTGGTCGTGGCGCTGGCGTAGACGGTGAGCGTTCCGGAAGCGGCCAGTTCGACCCGGACGGTGCCCTTGCTGTCAGCCGAGTAGTTGCGAGCCACAGCCCACGTGCGGGGGTTTGCGGGGCGTGCCGCCGCCGGAAATGTGGTGCACACGGTGGGCGCCGTCAGGTTCGTCGTCGACGTGAGGGCGCCTCGCAACTCAACCCTGCGCCCGCCGCCTGCCGGGGTGACGATGCGGAACTGGGCCACGTCGAGGCTGCCCTGGCCGGCTGTGAAGCCTGCGGCCGGGGTGAGTGCTGTCCACGGGGTGCCCGTGGCGGTGGCGAGCCTGCCGCGGGCCAGCCAGTTGCCTGCACCGTTCTGGTCGATGGCGATGACGTCACCGACGGCAGGCAGTGTGTAGGCCTCCAGGCAGCGGATCGCAGGGATGCCGTCGGCGTCGACGGTGCCGTCCGCGTTGACGGCGGTGACAGTGGCGAGCCGCCAGTCGGCGCCGCGCACCGATGGCGTCTGCGCGCCTGCCTTCTTGGCCTGCACGCGCAGCGCTTCGCGCAGGTCGCGGGTGACGGAAGGGGGCGGGCGGCCGGTCACGAGTCCTCCTTGGCGCTGATGGTGGAGATCGGGAAGTCTCCGCCGAGGTCGAGGGGGACGGTGAAGGCGGCGGCCTGGTGGAGTTCGCGGGTGCCGTCCTCGTGCGCGATGCGCAGGACGTCGCCGGGCTCCAGTGCGGGGTTGGGCAGGGAGGAGATGTCGCCGGACGCGTTGGGGGCTTTGGCCTGGGCCAGTTTGAGGGTGGCCGCGTTCTGGCAGGCGGACAGCGACACGAGGGTGGCCGAGGTGTGGAACATCGGCCGACGGCCGTAGGGGCCGCCCCAGTAGGTGGGGCTTCCGGTGTCGGTGTCGGTGGCCAGGTATTGCACGGGCGCGACGAGATCGCTGGTGTTCTCTCCGCGGGCCAGCACTCCGTTGTAGACGTTGTCGGAGGTCATGGCCCGGTTGGCGGAGATGTAGGCGCCGCCTTCGGCTGCTTCGATCGACCAGACGGGGTCGGTCGTGAGCAGGTCGGGCAGGGTGGCGATGACGAACACGCCGTCGGCGTTGGCGTACACCTCGGCGCCCGCGGCTGCAGCAATCTCCTGGCAGCCAGCCCACGGGTCGGCTTCGGTGTCGAAGATGCGAGTGCCGATCGGGGTGTCGGTGATGGTGGAGATGACGTCGGCTGTCGGCAGGCTGCGCCGGATGAGTTCTGTGACCGCGGAGACGACGGTGCCGGTGACCCGGTAGGGGGCGGTGAACTTGTCGTCTGCGACTACGGCGGACAGGTCTTTGCCCTGCAGAGTGACCGGGCCCTGGGTGACGTCGCCGCTGACGGCGTCGAGACGGAACACACCCAGCGGAACCGTCTCTTGGGTGCCGTCGCCGTAGTCGACGCCGCGCCGGATCTGTAGCCGGGCCCCGTAGGTGGCGAGCTGGTCCGCCGGGCTTCGGGGGATGCGTGTCGGGTCGGCGCAGGTGACGGTGCAGGTGCGGCGGATCGCCTGTGCCCGGTCCACCGTCACCGAGCCACCCGTGTGCTCCAGGTCGATGACACGTCCGTCCGTGAGGAACAACTGCACCCGCGTGACCGGGGTGTGCGACTCGGTGATGCGCTGCAGGAACCGGTCCGAGACGGGATACAAGCGTTCACCTCCGCCGGTCGAGCAGCAGGTCCTCGCAGGTGGCGTACACGGTCAGCAGGTCGGCGCAGGTGTCGAACTCGGTGAGGACGTCCTGGCAGGTGCGGCCAGCCGAGCCGTTGACGCCGGTCGTGACCGGCATGTCGCCTTCGATCAGTGGCAGCGTCCACGCCCGCCACTGTTCCTGCGCCAGCCGCCCGACCCGCACCTCTGGGACTTCGGCGACCGACACGTACATGTCGTCGACGCCCATGCCCGGTGCGGCCTGCCAGAGCAACACGTTGCCGGAGTCGAGCAGCAGGTGCAGAGCTTCCCGTTCGGCGTCGGAGCGGGTCCAGATCGCCAGGTCGCCTTCCAGGCCCTGGCGGACCCCCGAGTACGTGACCTTGTTGCGGCGCCCCCGGACGACGAACGTTGCCTGCTCGATGGGCCGCTTCCAGTCCGGTGCCTGCTGAACGACAATCAGGCAGTTCCTTTGCGGGTTGCCCGGGTCCTTCAGCCATGCCGTGTTGATGTCGGCGAGCGTCAGCGTCACCGTCGCCGAGGACCGCGTCCCGGAGATCACGCCGGGGCTCGTGTACGTCTCGATGTGGTAGTAGATGGGCACCCCGAACGGCGCCTCATGATCCTCAATGATCATCAGGTCGGAGGTGATGACCTGCTGGTCAATCAGCCCGGCCGGGCCGCGCACCAGAGTCCATATGCCGTCTGCCCCGACCCGGTACACGCTGATCAGGTCGTCGACCAGCAGCTCCCGCAGCGTGAGCTCGACGTAGCCGTCACTGTCGTGCGCGGTCACCGCCGTCTGCGGCAGCACCTCCCACACCGCGGCCTGATCAAGATGCAAGAGGCTCGGCGTCGCCGACGCCGTCGCCACCACCTCGACCGCAACCTGCGTCGCCCCCGCCGGTGCGACCGCATCCGCCGCCAGCGCATACCAGGAAGAACCCGGCAGCGTATAGGGCGTGCCTGTCGACGAACCCAAGTCGGCGTTGGAGGCGTCGAACCAGCGCACCCGGGTCCGCACCGACGACCAGGAACCGGCCGCCGGATGGACGATGACCTGCGCCCGATAGTTCAAACCGGCCGTAATCCCGCCAACCTTCACCGATCGGAGCGTTGACGCCGTCGCCGTCGCCGACGAAACAGCCAGCGAGTAGGAGCCGTCGAACGCCGACAAGCCCCAGGGCGTAGTGCGGGCAATCGTCGCCACACCAGACGTCACCGTCCAGCCGGCCACGCCCTGCTCGATCGACGAATCCGCATACGGCAGAAGGGAGCCTGCCTGCAGCTTGGGGGCGACCGTCACCACGACGGTTTCCAGACGCAGCACCTGCCCGGCCGACGCCGAATCCAGGCCTGCCGCCACCGAGCAGGTGGCCGCATTGGACGGGGCGACCATGCTGGCGCGCTGCCGGTACATGCCGGTCGTCGCCGGGGGTGCCAGCGTGGAGCGCTGGGCGGCGACCTGGTTACCAGCTGCGTCGTAGAAGCGCAGCTCGATCCACGCCTGCGACGTGAGGACCGGGGGCTGCAGGTAGGCGTAGGCCAAGTACTCCGACCCCGGCGTCACCGCGGGCCTGTCCACTGCCAGCACGGAGGCGTTGCCGGTAGCGACGGCGGTCATCGCCAGCGTTTGGCCGCCGGCCAGGTAGTTGTCGACACCCCAGGTGATGGCGGGCACCTGGCGGGAGATCGTCGCGTTGACGACGGCCGCCCACCCGGAGGCGTCGACCTCGGTGGATTCAGTGTTGAACGGCAGCAGGTTGCCGGTCGTGCGGATCGGTAGGCCGAGGTAGATGTTCTCCCAGAAGTGGCTGACGTTCGCGCCGGTCTCCGTCGACGACAGCAGCACCTGCGCCATGGTCGCGCCGACCGGTGCGGACCCCGCCACCGATACGCGATGCCAGCTTGCCGACGCCGCCATGGTCACGGTCGACCAGGTGATGCTGATTTCGGTGCCGATGCTGTCCAGCCAGCGGATTCCGATGCGCTCCGCCGTCGATGTCCCCCCGGCCGTGTCGGAGAACGTGTAGTACACGGTCCCCGCCACGACGGGGTACGAGGAGACGGTGCGGGCCTGCATCTCCCCCGCGGCCACGGACCGCACGGCCAGGCATCCGCCGCCGCCCGTGCGTCCGCCGACACCCAGGCCGATGGTGCAGTTCAGCTTGGGCGTCCACCCGGAGGTGTTCGGGTCGATGGTTTCGGTTGTGGAGCTGAGGAGGTTCCCGGGGATCGCCAAGGCGGGGCCTCCTCAGCTCGCGTAGAGGCTACTGATCAACTGCTGATTGCCCTCGTTGACAACGTGCTGGGCTTCACCGCGCACCTTGCCAAGGAACTCGCCGCTGTCGAGATAGAGGTTGCCCTCGAAGCGGGAAGGGCTCGATGCGCCATCGGAGCCTCGAACAGCGGCCCCATGGAGGGCATTCCACTGCTGCGGGGTGAGGACGGCCTCCGGCTGGCCGAGGCCGTTGTACATCAGGTTCATCCCTGGGGGCATCCAGCCGCCGCTGTCGTACTTGCCGGGCATGAACCCGTACCAAGACCCGAACAAGCTGTCGTTGTAGCCGCGGGCCCGGGAGCCGACGACGACGCCGTCGCCGCCCCTCGACTCGACGTTCGTCTTGCCGAGGGTGCCAGCCGTGTGACCGACACCGGCGTTGGTGATGCCGATGCGGAACGGACTGTTGCCGTGGTAGACCCAGCCGGGAGGCGCTGTCTTCCCAGAGAACGCCATCGTGGCCCAACGCCGGTGCGGCTTCTGACCGCGAATCACGGACTCGATCGCCGACATGAAGCCGGAGCAGTCCCAGCTGGGGTTGCCGTTACCGGCCCACTGGTAGGGCAGGCCAGCCTGGGTTTTCGCCCACTTCAGGGCTGCGGCGATGCGCGGCCCGCCGAGACCTCCACCGCCCCGCTTGTCGGCTTCCTTGCTGTAGCCGAACAGGGCGTCGATGATGCCGTTCGGGATCTTCCTGATGAGCTTCCCGAACCCCGTGTCCATGCCGGGGAAGTTGGCGAGGAGCGGGTTGACGACGTTCTTCACGCCCGCCTTCGCCGACCCCAGCAGAGTGTCACCCAGCCACGACGCGCCCTTCTTGATCGCATTCCAGGCTTTCGAACCAGCGCCAGCGGCGGCCGAGGCGGCCTTGCCGATCCAGCCGAAGATGCCGCCGTCCGCGAACTTCTGCACCACCCCGCCATCGGCGTAGCGCAGGGAGGTGTCCGTCGGGGTGCGCGGGTTGCCGCCCAGGAGCGGAGCCAGTGCCGCCTTCACGCCACCGGAGCCGCGCGACTTCGCGATCGAGTTCATCGCGCCGACGAACCCGGAGCCCACCGCCCGGGTGAACTCCGGCCGGAAGATGGACTCACCGCCCGACAGTTCGAGTTGGCCGCCGGTCGGGGACACGAACTTGTGCACGTCACGGCCCGGCGTGTAGCCAGGCATGACGCCGCCGGACGCGAACTTGAACTTCGGCAACTGCGGCGCGCCGAATGCCTTCGCCACGCTATTCCAGACGCCTCGAATGCCTGAGTTGTACACGACATCCACGACATATTGGACAGGCTTGCGGGCCAGGTCGCGGACCTTCGCCCACTGCTCGCCGATGTAGTCCTTCGCCGTCCTGAACGCCTCTCCGACGGCCTTCACCCCGGCCTTGAGCAGGTCGAACTGCGGCTTTACGCCCTTGCTCCACAACCAGGTCGCCCGGTCGACGATCCATCCGAACGCAGGCTTGATCGCGTTCGTGTACAGCCACTTCGCGACGTCGGCGATGTTGTGGAACGCAGGCGAGAGGGCGTTCTTCCACAGCCACGTGCCGACTTTCGCGACCGCCCGGAAGGCCAGCACGATGGCGTCGAACTGCGGCTTGATGACGTTGCGGTACAGCCACACCGCGATCGCGCCGATCGCCTGGAAAGCAGGCTTGATCGCGTTCGTCCAAAGCCAGCCTGCGATCGCACCGAACGCCTTGAACGCGACAATGATCGGCAGGATCACGGCGACGACGATTGCCGTCAGGAGGATCCTCGCCGCCAGCGAGATCGCATCCCAGGCAGGCTTGATCGCGTTGCTCCACAGCCACATCGCCGCCCGGCCCAACTGCTGCAGGCCCTGCCAGATGAAGCCGAACACGGGCTTGAGGACGTTGTTCCACGCCCACAAGGCCGCCGTCTGGATGCCCGCCCACGCGGCCTGCACCGCCGCGCGGAACCAGCCGAACTTGTTGTAGGCGTAGATGACCGCGGCGGTGAGGGCCACAATCCCGATGATGATCAGAGTGATCGGGTTCGCGGCCATCGCCGCGTTGAACGCCCACACGGCGATCGTCCACAGCTTCGTCGCCACATAGGCGGCGTAGATGCCCTGCACCAGCCACGGCGCATGCTCGGCGATGATGCCGATCGCCTCAGCCAGACCGCCCAGCACCTTCAGCAGGATGCTGCCGATCGGCCCCAGCGCCTTACCGACGTCGAAGAACGCGCCGAAAATCTTCCCCAGCGCGTCAGCGACGATCGGCCCCTGAGTCGCCGAGTAGTCCAGGAACTTCTCGAACGCAGGCGAGCCCTTCAGCCCGGTGGCCCACGCCGAGAACCGCCCCGTGATCCGCTGCATTCGCGTCGAGATCGAATCCATGTGCGGCAGGAAGGCGTCAATGACGCCGACCATGCCCTTGAAGACCCGCCCGAAGGACACTCCGAGCCCAGTGATCGCAGGCCCCACCGAGCCGGCCAGCTCCGTCTTGAACTGCCGCCACCACGGCGACTTGAAGCCGCGTGACACTCGATCCTGCAACCCGCCGATCGCCCTGGCTGCCGCCAAAACGAACGGAGTCAGGGCCGGCAGGCTGTTCTTCAGCCCGTTCAGTGCCCGCGTGAAAATGGGCATGACGGCAGGCTGCAGCGCCCTCGACCAGGCGCTGAAAGCCGTCCGCAACCCGACAAACGCGTTCAAGGTTGCGCGGGCCGACGGCGTCAGCTTCGCCAGCTCAGCCCGGTACTTGGCCTGCGCGATCGCAGCCTGATCCACGCCGCCGGCCGCCGACTGCGACGCCGACGCGATCTGCCGCTGAGCCGAAGCGATCGAATCCGCCCCCGACTGCTGGGCCTGCACCACGCGTTCCTGCGCGCGAGCAATGCTCTCGGCGCCCTGACGCTGCGTCTCCGCAACATTCTTCTGCGCCTCGGACAGCTTCTGCTGCGCGTCCGCGATCGCCCGCGTGTTCTCGATCTGCGTCTTCGCGACACTGTCCTGCGCTTTCTTCAGCGCAGTAGTCCGGTCGACAACATCCTGCTGGGCGGCAGCAAGCCGCTCCTGTGCGCTCTTGACGGTGCCGCTGCCCTCGACGCCAGCCTTATTCGCCTTCGCCGTGTCCGACTGGAGGCGCTGCGTCTCCTGGCGCTGCTCCTTGAGCCGCTGGACCGCCTGGTCGTACTGAAGGATCGCCTTCTGCTTGTCCAGGGCGGACGAGCTCTGGTTGCTCAGGACGGCATTGCGCTGGGCGGCAGCTTCCTTCAGCGCGATTTCAGCGTCCCGCTGCGACAGCACCGAGTCGGCGAGCTGGTTGTTCATGTCCTGCAGCTGCCGCGACGCCTCCGCGCGGGCCGCCGTCAAGTCCAGTTGTGCCTGCCGGGCACTCTTCTGCGCTGTGCTGAGGTCCCTCTCGGCCTGGACGACTTGCTCGTTCGCCTGCTCCATGCGGTCCGCGGCCTGGGCGTAGGCGTCGGACAACGACTGGCGGGCCTGCTTCACCTGCTGCGCTGCCTGCGCGTTCGCCTGCGCCGCCTGCCGCACCGCATCCGATACACCGCGCTCGGCATCGGCGATCTGACGGGCCGCATTGCGGCGGGCCGTCGCCAACGCCTGCTGCGCGCCAGCCATCTGCAGAGCCTTCGACGCGCCCTGCGCGTTCGCCTGGTTGCCCTTGTAGGTGGCGTTCGTTGCCGCATCCTGCGCCGACTTCTGCGCCTGCAGCACCGTGCCGATCTGCTTGAACGCCGGGACCGCCACCAGGGCGATCGAACCGACACCGGCTGCCGCAGCCGCGCCCGCGGCAGCGATCGCCCCCAAGCCGGCGGCGATCACCGGCAGGACAGGCAGAATTGCCGGGCCGAGCGCGATAGCCGCGAACACCAGGCCGTTGATGCTGGCCGTCGCCGACGAAGCGTCGACGTCAATGCTCTGCCCATCGAGCCGGTTTACGGCAGCCTGAAACGCAGCCAACTGGGCCAGTGCAGCCCCGGCATCCACGCGGACGGCAACATCCGCGTCCTGCACTGACAGACGCGCCAGGCGGGCCCGAATGTCGTCGACGCGGGCGAGCGCCTCACCCGCGTCAATGTCGATGCCGACCCGCTGATCCTTCAGGGCCGTCAACTGGGCCCGCAGGGAAGCTATCTCCGCGCGTGCCGGAGACGTATCAGCATCAATGTTGATGTTCGGAAGTGATGCTTCAGCCTGCTCGACCGCAGCCCGCAGTCGTGCGCCCAGACCGCCGTCCGTCTCGATCCGGATCCGGGCCGGGTCTGCCGTCAACGCATCGATCTCAGCCCGGATTTCGGCGAGCGCAGCCCGGGCTGCAGCCGTGTCGGAACGTACCGCCACGTTCGGGTGGGCCGCTCCGAGGCGGCGCAGGCGCTCCTCAATGTCGGCGATCTCGGCATCCGCCGCCGTCACATCAACATCGACGCCGATGCGCTTGTTCGACAGCGTTTCCAGGCGGGCGCGGAGCCGGGCCAGTTCGGCATCGACACCCGTGTCGGACAGTTTGACGTCCAGCTTCGGCATCGCCCGAAACGCCTCAGTCAGCTTCGCCCGCAGCGATCGGGCGAAGGCTCCGCCCGTGTCAGCGCCCTGCCGGGTAGCCGTCGGCTTAGCCGCCTTGGCGCCGTCCTGGATGCCGTCCCGCACTGCCGCTGTGATGTGCGTGGCCATCTGGCGGCCGATGATCCGGCCGACCTCGTCGCCGATCTGCGACGCCGGCGGCACCAGGGCCGCACGCAGCCTGCTGTCGATGCCGCGCGCGTTCGGCAGAACATCAACTTCAACCGAGCCGACAGAGATAGCGGGCACCGGGAGCCTCCTCCCGGCGCCCTACGCGGCGCCCCCGTTGAGCAGCGTGAACAGATGGTTGGCCTGTGCGTCGGACAGGCTCTGCTTCGGCCGGAGTTGCTTCGCTCCGGGCCGCCGGATCGGCTCCGGAGGCCTTGGCCGCTTCGACTTCTGCTCGGTGTTGACGCACAGCAACACGTACTCAAGGCGGGCCACACGGTCAGCGACCATCGCCAAGAGCTGCTCAGCCTGCGACCAGCGGCCCTTCTCCGGCTCGCCCTTCTCGCCCTGCTCCGCCAGCTCATCGTCCGGCATGGCGTTACGCAGGGCCGTCCACGTGGCCGACTCGGGCGGCAAGTGCTGGATGAGGACCCGCAGCCTGCGCCACGACGTCTGCCCGCGGTGCACATCCAGCAGGTCGACGCCGTTGTAGTAGCGCAGCAGGTCGGCCTCTACCGCCTCCGCATGCTCCTCGACGACGGCGCGGGTCCACGCGAGTTTCCCAGCGACTCACCCGCCCGCTCAGCAGCCTCGCCAACCATCTCACCGAACTGCTCATTCGTCGGATCCAGTTCGAGGTACAGGTCGTAGTCATCCGGGTGAAGCACGATCTTCGCGAAGGCATCGACCTGCCCTGTGTTGAGGAGGCGCTGCCACGACTGACGCCAAGCGCCAGGTGGGATGATGCGCACTTCCTCCTCCCGGTCGTCGACTCCACCCAGGGTGGCGGTGACGTGGTGCCCCTCCGCCTCGATCTCCTGCGCATCCGCGGCGGTGACCTCCAGCTCCACGTCCGGCTCCGCCGCTCGGCGGGACGCTGCAGGGCGGGCAGCGGCGCGCGCTGCTCCCGGCTTCCTGCTGCTCGTGTTCGGCATGGCGCGGGCTCCTCATCTCTACGGCGCGGGACGGGGGTTGGTGGTGGACGGGCCGCGCCCGCGCCAACGGGGCACCCGTAGGTGCCTACGGCCCGTCCACCAGCTCAGGAGCCCGTGTAGGCGGGCGTCACCGGGATCTTGTCGACGTGGTAGACGGTGTTGCCGGACGCGTCCGGGTAGGTGGTGATCGTCCACTCGTAGCCGGACATCTCGTCCTGCTTGAACGTCACATCCGAGCGGTCGTTGATCTCGCCCTGCGGCACGTAGAAGCCCTTGTAGGCGTCCCCGTCGACCACCAGGAACCAGAACGCGCGCCGGTCCGGGACAGGGCTGGCGGTCTCCGCGTACTTCGTCAGACCGTCGCCGTCCGGGACCAGGTCGGCGGCATCCAGCCGGTACTGCAGCGACTGCACCGCCACCCGCGACGTCTCCCACACCGTCAGCCCGAACGTGCGCACCGACTTGATGATCTGCGTGCGGAACGGCGACGTCAGACCCCACGGAGTGAACTCCTGGGAGTCCTCGTCGAATCCGTAGGTCAGGCCGTCGTCCGAGATGGCTCCGAGCGGCTCCCACGGCGCCGTCGGCTGGTTGCGGGGATCGGCAGGCGCGGTCGTACCGACCGGCGCCACCCAGCCCCCGCCGTTGGCACCCACCAGGGCGAGGTCCGCGGCGCGGGTGATGTTGACCATGATGTCTCCAGACATGCGAAAGCCCGCGCACGGGCGGGTGTTGACGGGGTCCGGCGCGGGCCCAAAGCCGGTCAGGAAACCGGGTGACAGAAGATCTCGTAGGTCGCCCCGACACGTCGCAGGGCGGTGTTCTCGTAAGGCCTCGGTGCGGGAAGCGTCAGGCCCTTGGTCAAGCCGATGACCGCTGTTGCGCTGGTCGAGCCGCGAAGCTCGCGGGTCACCCAGTCGTGAACCTCGCGGGCCAGGGTGACCGCGTCAGTCCTGGTCGCGGCGTACACGTCGATGTCGATGAGGGGCCGACTGAGCCGCAGGCCGTCATCGTCGCCGCCCGGGATCTGTTGTATCTGGATCGTTGGCAGCTCGGCCAAGAGATTGTTGTCGAGCTCATCCCGCACCACCGCGTCAGGGAAGCGCGCCGTGCCGCGGGTGATCAGTTCCAGTTCGATGTCGACGAGGGCGGTCACTGGTTCCGCCCACCCAACTGGGCTGCCCGAAGCAGCACATGATGGGCCGGGACCTTCTCGGTGCCGTACTCCACCCAGCGGGCGTAGTAGGCCGTGTTGCGGACGTAGCCGACCGCCCGGTCACGGCGCCGGCCGCCCCGCGCGGTGCTGTCCGTCTCCCACGACTCCTTGTAGTGGCCAGGGTGAGGGCCGCCCTCGCCTACCGGAGACAAGCCGATCGCGACGCCCTTGATGACTTCGGCGCGACGCAGCATCTCCGCCTGCATGCCCGGCATGCGCAGCATCTGACCCACGCCTTTGCGGTTCATCTTGAAACGTGCTGCCATATCCCCTCCTCCAACCGAATTAAGGGGCGGACATGGACGTGAAGGGCGTGCTCGGCGCGATCACCTTCGACGGGGAATGGATCACCATCACGAAGACGCCGGCAGGGCAGCAGCCCGCGCCCGTCCGGCTGCGGGCCGCCGACATCACCGGAACCCGGTTCAAGCCGGCGAGCCGCCTGTTCCACGGCTATGTGCAGTTCCTTCTCCCCGGCAGCGAGGCCGCGGGAGAGAAGAGCGGCCTCACGCACGGAGAGCGCCCGCCCTACAGCGACCCGCACTCCCTGTCGATCCCCCACAAGAGCAACGACGCCGCGGAGAAGCTCGTCGCGGCCGTCGAACAGGCCCGCAACTAACCGGTCACCCGGTCGGCAGCGAACTGAATGACGCCGCGGGCGCCCGTGAATGGAGAGTGACCCCAGTCGCCCGGCTCGCCTGTGATACCGCAAACCACGCCGCGGATCCTCACCTGGTCCGTGGTGAGCCAAGCAGTTCCGTTCGGGTCGTAGACCGTCCAGCCCACGATCACCGTGTCCCGGTCTTGCTGCTGCTCACCACCCACCTGAGGCGACTCCTGCCGAGGCGTCACCACCACGCCCGCGATGGGCGTCTCCACCAGCGGGCCCGGAATCGGCTGCCCGCGGGGATCACGGCCCGGCGATGGCCCGCGACGGAGCCTAACCACCGTCTCCCCGAACGGGTACGGCGCCGGGGCCGGCATTAGCCATACCCCCAGCCCGGCTCGAACTCGTCCGCGAACCCGGCATCGTCGATCGGCCACGTCGGCGACGGATCCGCCGAGGCGGGTGTCGGATCGACCGTGAAAGCCCCGCCGCGGCCCGCCAGCGACTTGAGTGCGGCCTTGTCGTTCTTCGTCAGGTACAGGCCGCCCGAACCGGACGGGCGCTGCACCGACATCGGGCCAATCGTCTCGTAAGACACCTGCTGCGGGTTCACGTAGGCCCGGCTGGCAACCGACAGGACGACCGCCTCCGCGCCCTCCGGGAGCGGCTTCACGATCGTCTGACACAGCTGGATTGCCGTGTCGATCAACAGATCGGCGCGGTTGCCGTCGATCTCGCCGAGCCCCAGGTAGAGGCCCAACTGCTCGGCAGTAGGAGGAATGAACGCCATAACCCCTCCTCAGGCAAGAGACTCCACGGCACTGCACCAGGCGGCCAGATCGGCGGCCGGGTCGAGTTCGGCAGATCGGGCCTTCGCTCGCTTGCTGGCCAGCCGGTACTCAGCGGCCGTCAGCAGTTTCCGCAGGACCGCCTCGTATCCGGCGATGTCCTCGCGGTCCACGAACACCCCGCCCTCGCCGAGAG